TAATCATCTTCCGGTTCTGCATCGATAGGATCAGGTTCTACAGTAATCTTGACCAACTTGAGTGGTGTTGTATCAAAGCTTGCAATGTTATATGTAGCATTGGAATTCAAAGCACGAATAGTGTTATTTACATTGAAATTGCCTTGAGCACCACCTACCACAAGTCTTAGATTGTCTTTGTTCCATTCATTCACAAAAGCATATGCTGTTGCTGTCTGATAGTTATCTCCTTGATATATTGTATCACCAATTTTGAATGTTCCATTGTTTCCGACATCCGTGTTAATTCGGATAACATTACCTCTAACCAATGAAGGATCATTAAAGATATTGGCAATAGACTTGCGGATGATCTTGGGTGTCGAGATTGGTCCGTAGAAATACCCCTTGAGTGTAAATGTTAAAGTGAAATATACATATCTCACGGAATCATAGTTGCCTTCATATTGAATATTCTGTGTCACATTATCTAAAATAATTGGTATATCTTTGAGAAATCCTAGTTCAGCTACTGGTGTTATAGTTACTGTATAATCTGGATTGAAGTATGGTAGAATTTGTTCCATAATCTGATTACCATCATCTATATTTTTTGCATAGATGTTGAGTTCGAAATTCAAATCATATGGAACACCCATATAACCAGATGATACTCTGGAAGCATTATCACCTTTTGCTACTCGTAGAAGTGAATTTTGTTTTCTAGAAGGATCATATGTGAAATTTCTTAGTTCAAATGACATTCTAGGTAATACTAAACCAGTATCCTTCAGAAGATCAGGATCAGATTCAAATCTAGTTACAAACTTATCTTTTGGTCCATATACTAATGGTACCTTGATTCTTCTGATTTCTACGTTAGATGAATCATACTTCACGAGTGTTATGTTATCGAACATATTACCCATGATGATAATATATTTGCGTAAAAGTTTGTAATAGAAATGTGAATTACTGAGCATTTATGGTTGTCCGAAAGGATTAATTTCTGATAGATCAACATAATTATTGGCTTCTACCTGAATGTCTTTGTTATTGTATAGATCATAATATGTATTATCAGCCATTGTATCTACTGTTACTATGCTCTTGCTTGTGTTGGATGAATTACCAACAACATTACCAGATGCTGCTGCAAATGTACCATTCACTGAATGTAAATAGAGTTTGTTATCTGTACCACTCCAATTGCCAACGACAGCTTTTGCTGATGCTACAGATAGATTTGCTCCTTGATAAACGATTTCATTGATATTATATTCACCCGAACCTGTAAGATCGAGTTCAATTGTATAAGATTGATTTTTCTCAATATCATCAATATCTTCAACACCAGTAGAAATATCTTCGTTTGCATAACGGAAAGCTTCACATCTCAATTCATATATGTATGGATACTTATAACCTCTAGCAAAGAATAGTAATTCTTCTTCAACGTATTTGATTTCAAAAATTTTGTTCATTACAGGAACATAAATCAAGTCTCCTTCACGAGGTCTTTTTGCAATACTGGTTGGCATATATTTGTCGAAAGTTCTTTTAGCAATTATAAGATTTGTGTTATCTCTAATTTCAAGACCAAACTTAGTGAAGAATTCGCCATCACCTTCCCATCCATCGATATTCGAAAGATATACTTCCATTTGATATGCACGTTCAAATCTTGAGTGTATATTTTCACCAAAGATTGGATCATTTTCATCAAAGTCTTCACGAGGTAGATACCAAATATCGTGTCCATGAATACGTATGGATTCCACGATTACATCTTCATAGAGTCTTATTTCATTGATCTTTGTTGCTGCGTAGTTGTGAAAATAATGACTCGTCGCCATTAACCACACCCTCCTTTTATTTTCTTATCTTGCCAATATTTCTTTTTGTATGTAAGTATCCATATTTTCACTCTATATGATTGTGTTAAAATCAACCTAAAATAAATTTTGGAGGCTCTTCATTGGTATCACGAATTAACTGCTCTATCTCTTGAATTTCTTGAACTGCTTCATTATAGATTTGTTGACCATTCATTTGAATACCACCAGGTAACTGCATACCTTGAAATTTCTTCATATTATTTCCCCACTGTTTTTTGATAAGTGCAGTGGTCAATCTTTTGAGCATTCTATCGTTCCACACATCTGTATATGTGCTTGGATCTAATATGATATATCCTTCAATGATGATATACTCGCCAGCTTCAACATCATTATTCCAGTCCCAATCGATATACAGTTTATTTGAATGTCTATTGAATCTGATTGGTTGTTCACCAGAGAACAACATATCCAGTGTTCTGATATGCTGCATTGTCAAAACATAATTGACATATGAAGTGGATGTGAAATCATATAGTTCATGAAGTCTAAGCTGATATCTTAGATCGAACATATTTACAGAAGCATTGGTGGAACCCAGAGGAAATATTCTGGTTACACCAATTATATTTTCTGTGATGGGAATATATTGATTAGCAATATTTTCTGCGGTAACTTGATGTTTGAGATACCATCTTTCAACAGCATCAAAATGAAAGTCTTGGAAGTATTGGAGGGATGAATCCACGGCATCATCAACTTGGTCATCATCTACATTGATTTCAAGAACAGGATGACCAAGTTGACGAAGACACCAATCTTTATGTTGTTCTCTGGTTGTTGGTATAGCCATTTAATTGTTCCTGGATTATTCTTATGTTAGTATTTATAATTCTTTTTATCAATAGTTCTTATATTATTTATTTCCTTTTCCCAGTCATCAGACATCCTAGATAGATCATCATCCAAATTCAAAGGATCATTTTCCAAAGATACGATATTAAATAAATGATTCAATTTTAAAGATTTATAAACTATAGAATCTTTTGTTATGAATCCAAATTCTTTTTCAAACTTTAATATGAAATCCAATCTTTCGTCCAACGGTGCTGCAAATGGTGAACTATATTTCGGTCCTATTACATGCAGTATATTATAATTATTGTGTCCTTCACAGAATCTACTATTTATTTTTTCTACTATTTTTATATCATCGACTAAGTTTTTATAAGACCATCTGTTTAATGTATTAGTATATCCAAGCTCTATATTATTTTTACAACTTTTCATAAAAATTTCTATGTTTTTAACTGTCTTATCCCAATTCCCACCACGAGTCCAATTATACATATTTCCAGACGAATCAAGACTTATTCTTAGAGATAACTTTTTTAAATTATGTAGAATTTCCACCATTTCTTCAGATAGTTCTTGAAAATTCGTAAGAAACTCAACATTGATATTCAAATTTTTATCTATGATGTGTAATAATGTCTGTTTAACTTCTTCTTGTATTAACGGTTCGCCACCTTTTATTTGTAGAATTTTTAATTGAGGTAATATTTCTATTATCTTTCTCATGTTGTCTGGTGTAGACCATTTTTTATATTTTATAGGATTTCTTTTGAATTGAGATGATTCGTTTTTCTTGTCGTACATATACCATTTAGAACTACATTCACTTTTACACATAAGACACTGTTGATTGCATAGATTGTTGAAACACACATCCAGATGTTCTATCACACATTCGTTATAGCGATTATTCGTATTTACATTGTTTTTTTCATACTTTCTTGGCATCATTTCTCTTAGAGATTTGATTTGTGAAGATTCTCTTTTAATACACGCAATACAGAACTTATTGTCTTTCACTTTTATATTTCTGTAATTTATAAAATATTCAGAATTGAAAAAATCTTGTAGCTTTTCAATATCATCTATATGTGGTGGTTTGAAACCTAGAACTTGTTCTTTTGATATTCCACAGAGGTGTATATATCCCTCTGGTGTAATATGTAATCCTGACCACATATGCAAACATTTATCGGTCATAGTATTAATCTCATATAGCAATTGTTGTGCATTGTCTTATTATTGTCCGGTAGTATATCTGTAAACTGTTTGGTAACTTGTTCAAATCCAAATTTACTATGAACTCTCATAGAATTTGGTCCGGCCATAACCCAAATAAAAGATTCTGGTCTTGTTTGCTTACAATCTTCTATAACGTGACTTAGCAATTTCTCTGATATTTTCTGACCTCTATAATCTTTAATAACAAATATACCACGAGATCGTATCGTATTGTCTATAAGATGGTATGATATACACCCTGCTATTGTATTTTTTACATAGTAAGCATAAAATTTAGGTTGTGATAATGATACATCATAAACAGACATATCATTACCACCAAAGTATTCTTTACCATCATAGAATTTCATAGAACTCACTGGTTTTACCGGATAGTTACCCCACATTTCTATATCTTGCCATAATGGTTTTATTGTATCAAAATTTGTTTGTAATATCATTATTCAAACATTATTCCATAATATTTCAATAGTCTTAAATATGTCCTTTACTTCTGTGAAATGATTTAACGGCAATGTTAAAATTGTATCACATATCAATCTACTATTATCTATATCATCTTTTCTATGATGTATATTTTTATACATGGGCAATTCTGAAATAGGACATTCATAATGGACTGTAGCATTTATTATTTTTTGTATTCTATCTCTAGTTTTTTTATCTTCAAAACGAACTACATATTTGTGATAGTTGTGTTCTACAAGAGAATTGTTGTGTATTGTAAGTGGTAAATCTTTTAATGCGTCGTTATATATTTTGGCATTAGTTTGTCTTATATACTGCCATTTATTAATATTTTTTAGTCTGTGATCGATAACTTTAGCATTCAATAACAACATTTTTGAGTTATATCCCAAAAAATCTCCTTTACCATGAACTCTTAATTTTGATGCGATTTTAAATATGTTTTCATCATCAGTCAAAATTGCACCACCACCAGCAATACCTGCAATATTTTTATTTGAATTAAAACTCAAAGCACTTGCAACCCCTAAAGTTCCTGCCTTGATTCCTTGATAACTAGTTCCTATTGCTTGACAAGCGTCTTCAACAAAATGAATATTATTTTCGTTACAGAAATCTATAATAGGTTTTGTGTCAGACATATTACCAAAAAGATGTGGATATACAATTGCCTTAGTTTTACTTGAAACCATTTTTTTAATACTATCAAGTGATATGTGGTATGTGTTTATATCAACATCACAAAATACTGGTGTTGCTCCTACCATAGAAACACATGAAGCACTTGAAATCCAAGAAAAATTGCTAACTAAAACTTCATCTCCAGTTTTGATTCCCAATGAAGTTAATATAAAAAATAATGCGTCTGTTCCATTTGCAACAGACACTGAATATTTTCTACCCATTAATTTACATAAAGATTCATCTAAGAAACTGGTGTCGGCCTCTTGTTTTTGAGATAAAACATCCTCAAACAAAGAAAAGTATTCTGATTTATTCTCTATAAATTCTCTTTCCCAACCAGTGTTCATTATTATACATACTCCCAAATTGAATGTATTTCTATGTCCTTAAACAATGTTCTTCTGAAATATTCATCTTTCTTTTCATTCGAGTCTGTTTTAATCTCTCTAGCCATTCCGCCACCAATTCTCAGATGCGGATCAAACAAATAAATTTGTCCAGATTCCATAGAAACCATAGAAACACTAAAGATTCCAAGTCTCATACCAGCAGAATTTATTATTCTATACATTTGTTCAATGGCTTGTTTAAATATATTTTTTCCCAAAATGTTTTTAACTGTCCCATAGTTATCTAGTCTTTTATCTATAATATATTGTTCTGTGTGTGGGTATGATAAAAAATATATACATATATCACGAGGAAGTTGAGTTTTTTGAATAACAGTAAATTTTATTTGGTTGTCAGCAACTATTGTGTTTAGAGCAAAATGATTACGGCTATCTACACATTCTTGAACCATGTGCTTGCCTCTGATCCCTGATAGTCCTTTTCCGACCTTCATTTCTCTGCCATTTTTCTGGACATCTAAAAAATCATCTATTGCATTATATTTTTCCATCAAGTCAATAAATTGTTTTGGATTTTTATATTTCATATAATCAAATTGTGAATATTTTTCTTCAGTCATGTAAAGTCTTACAGTCCCGTCTGCACCATTTGTTGGTTTAACAAATATTTCACCATGAAATTCAGACATAATTTCATCAATTGAATTTGCAACTATAGAATGAGGTTGCGGCACACCATGCCTTAAACAGAAGTTATAAAATTTCTGCTTATCAGTCAATTCATTAACTTTACATTTGGTAATTGTTGGAATAACTTTAATGTTTTCATCAAGCGAATCTAGTAAAGGATACAAGTTATCACATTGTGTGAGGACATAATCGATTTGATGTCTACTTACCAATCTATTAATAACTTGTTTATAATCATTAATATTTGGACGACAATATTCTACGTGTTTTAAAGTTCTGTGTGTAGGCTTGGGAAAATCCATAAGATTATATACAGAATGACCATATCTTTCCGCTTCTGCCGCAGTTAAATTAATGAGATGCGAATTTTTACTCAAATTTACAAATAATAATTTTTTACCCATAACGAGTTCCTTATTGTATTATATATTTTGATACTATTTCATCAAACTTAGATTTATCTTTTGCCTTCGGAACACATATGCCACAACCACAATGAGTATTTGGACAAACAACCGTTGGTAATTTATTTTCTTGTTTGACTTTATTTTCTAACCACTCTATATACTTATCTGATGTAGATAGATTGCATATCGGTCCTTTATTACCATTAAATTTAATATGTTCTATCATAGGACCGTAATGTACTTCTGGTGAATCATCTAATTTTGCCATACAGGTTTGATGGTGATACACAGCATCCTTATCTTCTTCAATATGAAGAAAAAACCAGTTTACCATACAGTTCCATCCTTCAAAATTAGACTGTTCAATGAACATTGTGTCTTCTTGTTTATTTGCAGAACCAACTGTCATACATCTACCACCACAACACATTCGGCCCATTTTTCTAGCTAGACCATCTGTTGATGTTGCTTTAACTTCCGATCCACCGACTTTCTTATTTTTATTTGTCCAATGGTTTTTCAAATAGTCTTGTTGCTCTTTTGTGTAGATGTGTGATGTTCTTCTCATTTCTCCATCAACATCTTTGAACCACTCAGTTCTGAATTTACCATCATCACCTATGATTCTAGGGATGTAATTTATTCCATTTGGTTTGAGAAAATTTTCAATAAGATCAACACATTCGTCCCAATAATCCATATGCATCATGACATTTACTTTGAGTCGATTTTGATTCTTGATGTTTTTGTGTACCCATAAGAGATTGTG